TTAGAGTCCGCTATTTTGTTCAAAAAGATCAAGATTTCTATCATCATTTTTTTTAAGCTTTTCCTCACCATTCACAATCGAGCGGATTGTTCTTAGAGTCACGTTAAACCTACGGGCTAATTTTGGCTTAGACTCTTTTTTAGCAAGTTCTCGGATCGCACGGTTGCGCATGGCAATCTTGATTGGTGTACCCATAGGGATTTCAATAGTAGCGTTACCGAGTTGATCAGAAAGCCGCTGAAGGCACTTTAAGCCAACGACATGCGTAATGTCATTATTGATATTTAAAGCGTGTTTACAGGGTATGAAGATGCTTGTGCCGCCATATGCATTTATTAGATTTAAAGCCGCTTCAACGCCAATTAACTTTGTGACAAAGGCATAACTTCGGGGCATTAATTCGATGATTTCGATATCTGAAAAGACTTGTGTAGCATCTTGGATGTGCGGACGATAAGCCATAGTTTTACCTCATAAAATACTATGTTATAGTGACTTAAATCGTCCTTGGTGGGATGGTTGTTGGATTCTAAAAGCCCATGACTGCAATCATGGGCTTTTCTTTTTTATGCTTGATTTAATCGCTCTAGGCCACAACGCTTACACCACTGGCGTAGATGAGTAATGATCATGTCTGCATTCTTAGTGCTTAAAAATTGAAGCGCACTAACGCCAACTTTATTTTCCACAAATTTAGCCAGAGCCTTTTCACTGCTATTACGAACTTGGCCAGCATTATGTAGTTGAAGCCATAGATGACGAATGAGTTTACTCTGAGCATCATCAGCTAAATTTTTCACACCAGTTTTATCTTTGGACTCAACTGCAAAGCCGAGCTGCTTCATGCGATCCAACACAGACTCTAGTTGTGCAATGGTCAATTGTTTTGAACTGTTCTTCCCAGTACAGCTTTCTAACACATCACGGTAAACATCATCCTCAAGTTTCAACTGTGACTTACCAATATGTATCAGTTGGATGAGCTTAGCTTTTTTATTGAATTTCATTCTCAAGCCCCTTTAATTGCTTGGATCAATCCAACAATGGCACAAAAACCTAACAGTCCAGTTGATGTCGCCTTTATTGTCAGAGCGCGTTTTACAAAAACTGTGTTACCAGCCATAGAACGAGCAACCCAGTATTGTTTTGAAAGATTAAAACATCCAAATAAACCAACAATGAATACTGAAAAGTACGCAATGATAAATACCCAATTGAATAAAATACTCATGATATTTCCCCTAAACTTTCCACAACTTCAGGTGGTAGTTTTTCTAAATCTTCAATTTTGATCATTGCATAAACCCATATTTTCTAGCGCCACAAGCGCATTTGTAGAGACCTTTAAAGCCAATTGATAATGTGCGCGCTGTTTGTGTTGTTACCTGTACATTTCCAACGTACACCCATTTATGACGGATTTTTAAAGTGCATTTTTTCATTGTGCTTTACTCCTCGCTGCTCATCAGTGCCAGACCACGACATCTGGTAGACATAGGCACGAATGCCTATGTTTCGCTTAAGCCTCTAACTCGCCAATATCAAGAGAGTAAGTTGGCTGGTCTAATGAAAGTGGAAACGCCCCAATAATGCTTATTGCAGTAGCTAAACCTACTCTAAACGCTCGACTTTGTTCGTCATTAAGCTCGGTATCAGTGCCTTTTGATGAAGCCAAAACGACAGTGCCTTCCGCTTCGATAATGTCATTTAACATTTCAATTCTTTGCTCAAACCAAAAAATGGTATCTTCAACAAGCTTAGCTACATCCATTGATGCCGAAGCTGTGTCGTTTTTAAAATTATCCATTGACTGCATCCTTTAATGCCTTACCAGCTTTAAAAGTTGGAACTTTACTGGCCTTAATTTGAATCTCTTCACCTGTTTTAGGGTTGCGACCAACACGTGCAGCGCGGTCAGTCACTTTGAATGTTCCAAAGCCAATCAGGGCAACTTCACCATCATTGGCTAAGGTATCTATGACACTGGTTTCGAAAGCTTGCAGTGCAGCTGTAGCTTGCGCTTGGGTTAAATCAGCTTGAGAAGCGATGTTTTTAATAAGTTCTGACTTGTTCATTAGAAAGTTTCCTTGGTTTTGATAGATGCAATATCGAGTGACATCGGTTCATATTCACCAGAGTCATCGTTGCGTTGGTAAAAGCGTAAATAAGATTTGCTGCCAGCAATGTTGATGCTGTCAGAGATGGCTTGCATGGCTTCAAGCCATTTTTCATGGTTGATTTCAATTTTCTTGAGACCAAGAACTTTAGTGGTGCTAATCTCTCCTTTTTTATCTACGTTAAACGCACTGTTAATGATGGCTTTGATTTCATCACGGCCATCTGCTGTCCATTCTTTTAAGCATTCATCAATCAGATTTTTAGCCGCCAATAAACGCTCATCGAATACAATGCGTTCTGCAATATTGCGTTGGATTTTAAGACGACCATCAAAAGTAATGAGGGTCACATTTCCTTTATTGCCGCCAAGCTTTGAATCGTACTGGTCAGCCGAAATTTGGATGAAAGTAGCAATATCAGCAAAAGCAATATCTTTAAACTCAGCAAGTGCCTTGTGAATTGCTTCCGCTTTTTCCCAAATACGTTTAACAGTTTGATCGCGCAGCTTGTCGATCTCTTTGACATTGGCTTCAGGTACTAATGCACCTTGAGCGTTTTCCCAGTAACCAATAGGGATTTGAGTCATATTCATTAGGATTTCCTATCTAAAGTGTTTCTGTTTTGCTTCAAACTTGGTTTGACATTGAATGCAACGGATAACCCCACCCAAAGCACGACGTTGAGCCGGAATGTCATTGCCGCAGTCTTCACATTCATAATTACTTTCAGCTACAAACTTTGCCCGTGCTGAAATAGAGCGTTGCAAGCGCTCTTCAGCAATATCTGTTGCCATATCAGCGAAATCAGCCATGACACCCTCCTAAGACTGCTGCAATGAGACTCATGACGATCAACCCCATAAGGAAATTGCAAATCATGGTGTTCTTAAACGTGAAATCCATACTTTAGACTTCCATGACCAGGTCGCCAGTGACAACAGGAACGTGAAGTTCAGCTGCAGCATTCAAGGCACCAGTAATTAAGTTGCCAACTGCAAGGGGATATAAAAGGCTTTCATGCTGATTACGACGACCAATATTGCGTGTCAATTTGGTGCAAATAGCATCCAAACCCGACTCGTCTATAAATTCGCTGAGGTTGCGATCCGCAGCTTGGCAGCGGTGCTTTAAATAGTCTGCTAAAGTCACCTGAGTGAATGGTTCAAGCGTGACAATTTCACAGCGTTGTACGACTTCACGGACTTCTTGGTTGTTTTCTGCAAGCTTGATCTTGAGTTCATCTTGTCCAATTAAGATGATGGAAAGTAAAGGTGTGAAACCATTTTTTAGCTCAATAAACCGCTTCAAATGCTTCAATGTTGGAATTGGCAAACTATGTGCTTCTTCAATAATTAGTAGGTGATGATGCCCGGCTCGGCTCGACTCTTTAAGTAAGTTGTGTATTTGGCGGAACCGTGCTTCAGGTGAGCGTTTTGCATTTGTGCTTGGCGCAAGTGCAGAAAGGATCGCTTCAGCAATATGGACAGCTTTAAGCGTCTTACCTTTTATGTCGTTATCCTCTGTCGCCAAGACATAAGGTTCAATGACCACAACGGGTTCACGCTCACGTTCAATGCGATCATGAAGTTCTTCACGCAAGGTGCTTTTACCAGCCCCTGATTGACCAATCACGGCAATAAATGATGTGTTACCTTTTGCAGCCTGCCACATACTTTCACGGACATAGTTGATGTCTGAGTTGTTATAAAGCTCATTCGCATTGCGAATACTTTCTGTAAAGATGTTTTTAAATAAGGCAAATTGCTTTTTTGCGGCTGGTGTTAAGGTTTGTTTACGTAGTAGCATAAGTTGCTCCTCTTCCATTTTTGTTTGTGGGGCAGCTGTACACTCAATCTCGGAGGCTTGGTCGTTTTCAGAGTTGAGTTGTACAGCAACCATTGCTGTTGAAATTTCGCTTTCAGTAAGTCCCTTGCTTACAAGTAAATTAATAAGTTGCTGTTTAATGCTCTCAGCATTCTTTTTCGGATACTTTCCGTGCTTAACAATCAAATTAATGGTTGCAGTACTGAAGCTCAGCTTCTTTGCGATCCATGTTTGACTGATGGAATGTTCATCAAGTAGTTGTTTCAAATTCTTAGGCATTAGTACTCTCCAACTACACGTAATTTAGGTTTAGTATTTTCAGACTTAATCCCTTCGATGATTTCAGGAATAACGTCCTGTGGTATTTCGCCATTTGGGAATGATTTTTTAAGTGCTGCAAAATGATCTGCAGTCCATAAATCACCCACGACTCCGCGAATCTGTTTAGCCGCTTGGATATAGTTCACTGGGGCAACCTGACGACGCTGACTGGTCGTTGTCATTTGTTCACCAGCACGATTTAAATATGTTGGTACCGTAGTGGCATTCACATCGGCTAGTGGATTGATCTGGTCTTTGTACGCAGGTTGCTTTTTGGCGATAGCCTTATCTGCTTCTTCCAAGGTCTCGGCGTTGTAGGCTTTCTTGATGATGCGTTTGCGGTTTGCATCAATCTCACTCTGTGGCATGGCTTTAATTTCTTCACCAATCACTGAAGCGGTTTCTCTAAAGCCAACCCAATCAGTTTGTAATGGATCGCAGGTGAATAAGACCTCATTGCCATGTTCATCTTTCGATAGAACATCAATACTCGGTGCGCGGTATGGATTAACGACAATTTTGACTTTTGCTTTGGGATAAATCCCATCGACATAGCGCACGTCATAATCGTGTGAGCCATAGCCCTTGATGGTGTGGCTTACTGTAAGATTGCCAGTAACCGTTCTTTCAACTGGTACCGTGCTAACCAGTTCTTCACACAATGCCATTGGTGGTGCTATGCGTAACTGCTGTGGCTTTATGCTCTGCCAAACTGCATTACGAGTGCGCTTGGTGCGGCTATGTGTTTTGGTTTCATTCCAAAACATCCGCCACTTAGCTACAGCAATGTTGAGTTGCTCAATGCTGCTAATTTGCATAAAGCGTAGGCGACCCTCAAATTGAGTTTCGACAATGTTTTGTGCATTCTCAACTTGCCCCTTGGCTTGTGAATTACCTGTCGCATGGGCAATAAAAATGACATCTAAACGTTCCAGTAAGTTCCTGAATAAACCGCTGGTGTTAGCACAACCCTTGTCGACATACAGAATATTGGGCACACCATGCAATGGTTCCTGGTCAGTACGTTTTTGAATACTGTTTAGAAAAATATCAATCAGGTTTTCTGAGCTTTCACTACCTGTTACATACTCAACATAAACCGAACCGCTGTAGTGATCAGTGATCACGTAACGAATCACACGGTCATTCTCAATTTTCTTGATGTTGGCAGGTTTGTTCTTATAGAACTTCTTCTCATCCATCACCTGCATACCACCTTTAGGGAGGTAGAACAGGACGCAGACTGAAGCATCAACCTGCCAGACATGATTTGGATGCAATGACTTTTGCTGAGTGTGTGCCGATGGTGTGGCAAGTTGTTTTGGGTGACACATGTTTTGTTTCATCACTCGCGCAATTGTCGCAGCCGAGACATTTGGGGCCTTACCATCTGCCACCAAAATTTCTAAAGCAGTGGTGATCGGTAAGGTTTTTTTACCATTTGCGCGTGTTGCAACATGAACCATGCCGCCAATCATTTCCGCTACATCTGTCGGAACGATAGTTTTTCCTTTGTCTGAACGCTGTTTACGTTCAGACTTAAAACCGACAGTTTCGAGGTCGCGATATAACTGGGGCCGGCTTACTTGAAGATATTTACACGCTGTTTCCACAATTGGACCTTTCTCACCAAACCCAGCCGAGCCAAGTTTTTCTGCAACTTCGCGTAAATAATCTTGTTTTGCTAGATTTGGAGTCGTCATGATTACTGCTCCACGTTTGTGGATGTTTCAACATCGACTAGTTCTTCCTGTGGAGAAGCCATCCATGCAGGATTTACCATTTCTTCAAAATCGATCTGCACGTTTAGATCAGCAGCGGTTTGAGCAATAGTTTGGAATGTCGCTACAATGGATTGCACCAGCTGATCCTGTACATCGAAAAGAGCATTTTCACTGACCACTTCCATGATTGAATTTGCTTCATTCACAAACCGTGTTGTGGCATTCAGCATTGTCATACATGTCACGTGAAAATCTTCTAAAGCTTTTTGGGAAAGCAACTGTGGTTCTGATTCAGCACGTTTTTTAATCTCAGTGGGGCTCTTGAGCTTGGTTAACTCAGCATCCATCTGATTCATTTTTTCGTCTTTCTTTTGAATGACTTGATCTTTTGCATTTAGATCTTGATCTTTAGATTCAATATCGGCTTTAGCATCACGTAATGCTTTCTTAAGCTCTCGTACAGACATTGTTTCTATGGTGTCTAAGGATACATCCCCAATGCTCCCACCTTGTTCGATGACATCAAATTCATCATCATCAAGCACCACCAACTCTAAAAGCTTAGTTTGTGATTTCGCGGCTTGTAAAACGGAACTCGAATTCCGATTTGAAAACTTAAGTACTGCTGACATAAATTTTCTTGCCATACGCGAGCTGAAACCGAGTATTTCAATACGTTTTTCGAACTCTCCATGAGGAGTCATTTCCTTGAGGATAAGCAAACGTTTACCGAGTTCCATGCAAGCCTCAACAGTACGTTGTTGATAGAAGCGGATTTCATCCTCAATTGCACCAACAGTCAAAGTGCCTTGATAGCCAAGTTGAGTTGCTAGTAAGCCTAGTTTTTGTGCATGCTCAGAAATAGAGATTTCAGTGGTTTTTTGTTCTAAGTCCATGATACTTCCTTAGTAATTGACACTTGTACGTTGTTCGATCTCAGCTATACGTGCTTTAGCTCGCTCAATTTCGTTATCATGGGCTTTAGCAATTTGCACGAGTGCCGAACCAAGCGTGTATAGGTCATTTTCTTCTTTCTTCACCAAGCCTTCGGCAATCAATGTTTGAAGTGCTCTATAAATTTGCGATGGAGATTCATCAAGGCTTATCGAGAGTTCCTGATTACTAACACCTTGCAAACTATGCCCACGTAGTGCTTTTAATACTTTTAGAACCTTTCCTGCTGATTTAACTGTGCTCATTTACGTACCTCTTGGCCTGTTTGGGAAGATAATTGTTCACGCAATATTTCGTTGTCCTGCTCAGCAACAAACCATCCAAAATAACCAAAGAAAATCAAAAAAATACAAATGAAATTTATGCAAAAATTTTCATTTTTCATGCTCTTTCCCTTTGTGCAAATTTGTGCAAAAATGTTCAAATCTTGTCTAGGTAGTAGCTCTTGATTTAGGAACTGCTTTAAGACCTAGTTTGACTGCAATTTCATGACCAATGCCGTATTTGCACTTAGCTTGGCCATTGAGAACTTTGTAAACGTCCTGTGGTCGATAGTCATTTTGACTTGCCCAGTTGGCAACTGTTTGACCTCTTTCTTCAAAAGTTTTTTTGACTTCTTCGGGAGTTTTAATCGGCATAGAATTAGCCCTCTACTGTGCGATTTAAAAAGAATTAAGTTGAACTCTGTAAACCAACAATAGTGCAGATTACTGCACTAGTCAACAATTAATAGTGTGGATTTTATCGTGATTGGATCTAGAATTAAAGAAGAGCGAACAAGACTGGGCTTAAATCAACCAGATTTTGCAGCATTGGCTAACTCATCGAAACGAACATTAATTGACTGGGAGAAAGAGGTTTCATCACCAACTGCTGTACAGATGGCGGCTCTCGCACAGTCGGGTGTAGATGTCCAATACGTCATTACTGGATTGCGCTCTTCAAATGCTTTGCCTACAGATGAGACTCTAGTGCTTGAAAAATATCGTTTAGCTGATCAAGATGTTAAAACCAATGTAGTTCTGCTCTTATTAGGGGCTAGTAATAAAGACAGTGTTGTAAGTCAACCAACCAACAGTAGTAGCGGTACTCAGCTAAATGGTACAAACCCGACTGTTAACAATGGCACATTCCCTGATAATCAAAATATCTCAGATAAAGTTCGCATTAAATCTAAAGGTAAAAAATCGCAAGCTGGATTTAATATATCGAACCAAAAATAGACTGAGGGATAGATGAAGCAGCCAAAAATTCGAATTAAGTCGAAAGGAGAAAATAGCCAAGCAGCATTTAATATTTTAAATAAGAATATTTATGTCACTCACACTGTTGATACTAAATTTTCAGATATTAAAAAATTGTTTGAATGGCTAATGTGGCTTTTTCTTTCTATTGTAATTATCGCAGTATTATCCTCTCCATTTATTAAAGAGACTGGCACAACTTTATTTATTTTTATAGTTTATATCATTGGTTTTGAAGGGTTTCTTATATCAATGCTATGTTCTGTGTTTTTTCATTTTTGCTTAAAAAACAAAAGCAAATGATTTTTATACAAGTCAGGGAAATTAGATGAAACAACCGAAGACTGAAATTAAAGCTCGAGGGGGAAATAGTCAAGCTGCGTATAATATATATAATAAATCAATTCGCATTAAGAGCTTACGTTATAGCGCTGCGCCATTTACATGGTCTGATCTTAATGATGAAAGTCTTTTAAATGAAAGAGAATTATGTAAAACCAAAATATGGAAGCTTCGTTTAAAACGAGTTTTTCCTATTTTATTGGGTGTTTTTGGCGCGTTATTAAATTTATATTGCTTATTGAAATTTATTCTGCCAAATATGTTTAGTATTTCTTCTTCAGATATTAGAATTGTTTTTATAGTTCTATTCTTCGGTATAATTTTACCTGTTGCGTGGCAATGGTGGATTAAAAGGCAAGATGCTCAATTGTTGATGGAATACAAAAATGATTTTCAAACTATCACTATTATTCTAAGAAAACGCGGTGTTTTGTGAGATTTTTAACGGTGTTTTTATTTTTCCAACTATTGGTTGGGTGTGCTAAAAAAGACTTAAATGAGATTCAAACAGAAGCCTCATATGTTCAAAAAAGCTATGCTGCATCAGATCTAGCAGCAGAATTGAGTATTGTCCAATTTACCAATATCTTAAAAAATATTTATCCAACTTTGAAAATCACATACCCTAAAGATGTGAGTATAGTTACGCTTCTTCCTAGCGATATAAAACCAGATGCAAGATTTAGTAAGTTTAATAATTGGTTCAGTATAAAAATAACTAGAAGTGCCAATAGTGATCAATGGGGTTCCTCAATGGTCGAGATTTATAATCAAGAGTCATATGAAGCCACAAAGGATTTGGCCTTAAGTCATTGTAAAAACATATGGGGACATATTGATAATAGAGTGCCGCCAGTGATTGATGAGCTTGCAGACCTTGTCAAGGATCAAGAAAAAAATGGCTCTGATGCTATGATTCAGCTTATTCGCTATGGTTATTCATTCGAATTAGATGCAAGGCGCTATAAAGATGGTTATCCAGTCGTATGTATGGTTGCGACCAATACTAAATAATCGGAACTCTTTCCGCCTAATACAAAACTGAATAAGTAAACAAAATGACCTCATTAATAAATGAGGTTTTTTATTTTGAGCAATACACAAAAATCAAAATATGTACTTTCAAAGTTGAGTTTAGGCCGTTTAGAAGGTGCAAATCCAAATTTGGTTAAAGTCGTTAAACGCGCTATTGAGCTTACAACGCAAGATTTCCTAGTTGTTGAAAGCATTCGTTCAAAAGAACAAATGATGATTAATTATGGTAAAGGACGTACAGCAGCACAGCTTGCCAAGTTTGGTATTGCTGCATCATATGCTCAGCCAAAGCTATCCAAGGTAACTTGGTTAAACAATCCATTCGCATCGAATCATGCATCAGGCAAGGCTGTAGATCTGGTGCCATATCCTGTGGATTGGAATGACCTAAATAAGTTTCGGGCTATTGCTGTTGCGATGAAACAGGCTGCTGCAGAACTCAGGGTGCCTCTGGCTTGGGGCGGTGACTGGAAGAGTTCAAAAGACTATCCGCATTTTGAGTTGGCTTAGGGGTATATCAATGAATAAAAAGCCCTATGTCTCCAATCTTGAATTAAAGCGTCGCTTACAACAGCAGAAAAACAGCGTTATGTCATCCTCTAAAAGCTCTCCGGTGCTGGATGGTTCATTAGATTTAAAACCCATACAACGACCACCAATTTTAGTAAAAAACTGGAAGCAAGGTTGGTCTTGGATGAGTAACTTGGCCTTTGCTGGGATTGTAGCAACTCAGTCATTTTATGATGCTTTGCCACCTGAATTGATTGCGTCACTGCCAGCTGATACACAAACGACAGTCACTCTAGGGCTTGCTCTGTTGGGATTGATTGGCCGTTTTATCAATCAAACTCGTCAACCTAAAAAAGAGGTAAGCGATGTTTGAGTTTTTAAAACTTGGCTTTGCAGAGGTGCAATGGGTTGTGGTTACAGCCATTGCTATTTATGCATGGATTATTAACAAATCTAGCGCTTCTGCACGTGAAATGGTCGAGTTAAGAATACGTGTCACTGAGCTAGAAAACTCAGTGAAGGACATGCCCTCAAAAGTTGAGATTGCCCGCCTAGAAGGTCAGGTTGAAACGATTAAGACTCAGTTGAATGCGGCAAATAACAGCATTGGTAACGTACAAAAAGGTGTTGCCCGTATTGAAAATTATCTGCTTGATAATAAGAAGTGAGGACTTATGAGTTTTGAAAATCACACTAAAGAGGAAATGCGTCTAGTCATGCTTCGTTTGCTCAAAGAGCTGCCAAGTTATCGTGGAAACAGTTCAACGATACATGGTGGATTGGATCGTTGGGGATTGGGTTTTAGTCGAGATCAGGTTAAGACAGAACTCTATTGGCTACGAGATCAAAGCTATCTAGAAATTGAATTAGATACCCCTGAGGTTCTAGTGGTGAAGCTTTCAACACGTGGGCAAGATGTAGCAGAAGGTCGTATTAATGCGCCTGGTATTAAGCGGCCATCGGCTTAGGGAGTTGCTATGTCATCAATAAAAAAACTGCCTGAAGATCAACGTAAATACATTGAAAAACTATTACGTGAAGATCGCTTAACGCTGAACGAAATGCTTGATGAAATACGCGCTGAATTTCCAGCTGCATCGATTCCAAGTCGCTCATCGTTAGGTCGCGCAAAGCAGAACTTTGCAGAGGAAGCCAAACGTATGCGCGAGATCCAAGCTGCAGCAGAAGTGCTCGTTGCTGAGTTCGGTGAGGATGTTGATGACAAAGCTGGGGCTTTACTCACCCAAGCAATTACGACACTGACAACTGATCTTGTGCTGACTGAGCTGAAAAATGATGGATCTGATCCAGACAATCCTAAAGTAAACATTAAAGATGTGGGGGCTTTGGCACGTGCATCACGGGCTGTGATTGCGACTCGTGGTATGTCGATCAAGCAACGTGAAGAAATTCGGCGTATGGCACGTGAAGAGTTGTTGCTTGAGCAGGACGAAAACTTGAAGAAAGCAGCAGCCTCTCAAGGCATGGGTGAAGATCAGATCCAATTCTGGCGTGAAAAAATCTTAGGCATTAAATAATGGCAGCACCAAAACCTCGGCATGACACAGTACGGATTATCGACTGGGATGAGTTACCAGAACGTGCTCGCAATTTACCTGATAATTTAAATCCGTTTGATGAAGGTGTCTTAATGAAGCACCAAGTCGAATGGCTGAAAATTCAAACCGATATCAAAGCCTGTCCGAAAGGCCGCCGTACTGGGATTACCTTTGCCGAGAGTTTTGATGCTGTACTGACTGCAGCTGCCAGTAAAGAAGCTCGCGGTATGAGTGTCTTCTATATTGGTGATACCAAAGAAAAAGGTCTGGAGTTCATTGGTTATTGCGCCAAGTTTTCACGTGTTATCGCCGAGGCCCAAGGCCAAGGTATCTCGCAGATAGAAGAGTTTCTATTTGAAGACCAAAATGAAAAAGGTGAAACACGCCAGATCACGGCTTATCGTGTACGTTACTCCAGTGGTTTCCAGATCGTTGCCTTATCCAGTCGGCCTGAGAACATTCGTGGTCTACAAGGTAAAGTAATTATTGATGAGGCTGCATTCCACCCCAATGTGCAAGGGGTGATTGAAGCTGCAACCGCGCTCTTAATTTGGGGTGGTCGTATCTCTGTCATTAGCTCACATAACGGTAAGAGCAATCCTTTTAACCAGTTCGTTAATGAAATCAATGCTGGAACATTTGGTGAGGATGCCAAGACCTTAACCATCACTTTTGATGATGCTGTAGCCAATGGCCTTTATGAGCGCGTCTGCTTTATGCAGGGTAAAGAGGCTACGCTAGAAGGAAAAAAGAAATGGTATAACAAGATTCGTAAAGCATACGGCAGCCGAAAAGCAGCTATGCGTGAAGAGTTGGATGCGATCCCACGTGATGGTTCATCTGTATGTCTGCCGAGCATTTGGGTCGAGCGTGCTATGCCTGATGTTAGAGCCGTGCTACGTTTGACCCTGAGTGATGATTTTAAAGAACAAACTGAAGATGAACGTAAGGCATGGATTGCTGAATGGATTCAACAGAACTTAGAGCCTGAGCTGCAAAAGCTTGATAAACGTAAGCAGCATGGCGCTGGACAAGACTATGCACGGCATCGTGACTTTAGCTACATCATGCCTTTTTATATTGAACATGATTTACGCCGAGTCGTACCTTTCACCATTGAAATGCACAATGTCCCAGCTCGTGCTCAGGAACAGATCCTATGGTATATGCTTGACCATTTACCGCGCTTCGGTGGTATTGCAATGGATGCCACAGGTACGGGTGAAACATTAGCTGAGTACACCGCAGATCGCTACGGTGAACATATGGTGCATCAGATTAAATTGAGTCAAAAATGGTACGGCCTTTGGACCCCGAAATTGATTGGGGCTTTTGAAGACAATATGCTTGATCTACCGCGCGACGAAAACTTGAAAAATGACTGTTCAGCGATTGAGGAAGTTGATGGTATTCATATGGTGGTAAAAGCCCGCAAAAAGGATTTAAAAGATTCAGAACTATACCGTCATGGTGATGGTGCTGTGGCTGCTATCTTGGCTTGGTTTGCCAGTCTACATCTGGCCAGTGCAATAGAATTCTTTGCACTTCCAACTCCCCAAGAACTAGAAATGCGTGCTGATGATTATGATGGCTGGTTTAGTGATGTTGGGTGTATCTAAATCGGTATTTTTTTTATATAAACTGAAAAGTCACCAGAGCAATTTCTAGAAGGTTGAATGAGCATATTAATTCTTTCATGATACTTCCTTCCATATTTATCAAAGTATGTGATGTCAAAGTTTAGGTCTTGTTTGGGATTGTTTTTTAAAAATTCGAGTTCATCACCTAATAAATAAAAATTCATTACTGTTGTTTCATTTTTTGATATTTCGTAAGCATCCCATTCAAAGGAATATTCTAGATGGTCAATTGCACACACAGTAAGGCTTTTAGCTAAGCCACCTTGATTTTTTATGTTGACAAGTATACTTACAGATTCTACATGGTCAGCATCAATTGCTTGACCTGAATCATCATCATATTCAACTACTGTTTCATAAGAAATTTCAAAATTAGCACCTTGAAAACTTAAATGAGGCCGAGCTTCAAAATGTTTTAACTCTAATTCAGATTTAGATATTTCTAATATTTGTTTTTGTTGTTCAACACTATTTGCAAGTTCATCAGCTTGTAATCTTAAAGCATCAGTATTTTGTTTAATTTCTTGTCTCTGCTGATAATAGCCATACACCAACCATAAGAATGCTAAAGGAGCAAAAGCACCTGCGAGAAAATCTCCTTTTTCATTTAGAGGTAAATCAACGAAGTCAGATGAATCAAAAAAGAAATAGAAAGACAGGGAAAGATAGCCAATAGTTATAATCAAGACGGTGATGAGGATTAAATTTTGTTTAATTTTTAGCATGATAAATATTCTTAATAAATGTGGGTTAAGTATTTAAATCATCACTTGAATTTTTCTAGACAAATATGGGTTCTGATGGCCAATAACCCCTTGGAACTGGAATTGAGAAATAGTTAGCAGTGCTATCGTGCGAATAGCTTCTAATTCTGTGCCAGCCTTAGCATCCTTATCTAATTCTATTGATTTAATAAAACAGAGGCTTGCTTTACTGTCATAAAATAACTCGTCAATATAAGAAGCTAACTCAATATTATTGATAAATTTACAGAACTGTAGCATTTCGCACAGCTCCCGATCTTCATCGTAACGACTCCAAATATTGATGTTATAAATGGTCTCAAACTCACCAGTTGATATTTCTTTCACTATTTCAGGTGTTTTAATTTCGTTGAATAATTTTGACATGCAGTTTTCCAGCTAAGTAAGTTTGATTTATTGCACTTCCAGTTTCTCAAAAAGTAGAAATGCGTGCTGATGATTATGATGGTTAGTTTAAAGAGATTGGGTGCTTGTGATTTCAAAATCGCAAATACCAGAACTTTCGGCTTTGAATCTAGAGCTATATTTATTCCCAAATTGATCACTATAAGTAAATGTTAATTCTTCTAGATTTTGTTCCAAGTCAAATGTATGGCTTTGCTTAGGAGGTAAAATTGGAAATGCAATATTATTTACATCTGTTGATTTAATGAGTTTAGCTTCACCCCCAAGATTCATTAATCTATAACTACCAAACGTATGTCCACTACCATATCTTGCTAAATGCAGTTCTGGTTTAGCTTTTCTTATTTCCTTCTCAGAATCATTAATATCTTTTTGTTTATAGTAATCTAATTGCTCATTAGAAATTCGAACTTGTTCCATTTGTTGTTCAACACTATTTCGAAGTTCTGTAGCCTGAGCTTGTAAAGCTTGATTGCTTATTTTCAATTCATCCGATTGCATTTGTAATGATGTAGCTTGTTGTTGCAAGGCTATTGCTTGTTGTGTTATCGCCTCAGAATTCTGCCCTAAACTTTTATTGGTCTGTAAATATCCTAAAATTAAAAATAGGAAAGCCAATGGTGAAAATGTACCAGCTAGGAAATCACCTAGCACATTAACTGGCAATGACTTAACTTTGATAAAAGTTACATCGAAAAACTGATGCAATATCAAGAAATACAAAATGGTGATTATTATAAATATCCAATATTGGGCTTTTGGGTTATTCATTGGAACTGTTTCCGTCTATTTGTAAAGTCATAAAAATAAATAATGAAAACGAGGCGACGATTCTTGTTCGAACCAAGAACCGCCCCTTTGGTAAAGCGACTACCGCAGGCTGAGCCTCGCTACTGTGCACACAGTAAACGCAGGTTATCAAAAATGAAAAGGTTTTGCAGTAGGTGAAAACATGAAAACCAAGCCAATTGTTCCTTGGATGGGTGGTAAACGTCGTCTGGTGTCGCAACTGATTGAAAAAATGCCAAAACACCAATGTTATGTAGAATTATTTGCAGGCGGTGCAGCATTATTTTTTATGCGTGAACAGCAGTCAAAAGTGGAAGTGATTAATGATTTTAACGGTGAACTGGTTAATCTCTATCGGGTCGTTCAACATCACTTAGAAGAGTTTATGCGGCAGTTTAAATGGGCTTTGGTCAGTCGCCAGATGTTTGATTGGCTGAAAAATGCCAGTACAGATTTAATGACCGACATTCAAAGAGCAGCTAGATTCTATTATTTGCAGCATATTGCCTTTGGTGCAAAAGTATCTAGTCAACATTTTGGTACAGCAACAACAGCTCGACCAGTTAATCTCCTTCGAATAGAAGAGCAATTGAGTGAAGCGCATTTACGTCTCTCTGGGGTGACGATTGAACATTTAGACTGGGATAAATGTTTGTTGAAGTATGACCGACCCCATAGTTTTATGTACGCCGATCCACCGTATTGGAAACTAGCTGGCTATGGCGTTGACTTCGGTATTGATCAATATGAAAAAATGGCTGAACTGATGCAGAGCTGCAAAAGTAAAATCATGCTTTCTATTAATGATCATCCTGACATGCGTGCAGTATTTAAAAGCCTTAATATCGATACGACCAAAATTAAATATTCAATAGGTAATTCTGGTGCTGGTCGTGCTGAAAAACAGGAACTCATCATCACCAATTACTAAGCCAGTATGTTTATAGATTTATAAATCTTTATAAATGGGTTTTTAGCGCTTTTGATGTGATTCAGCATAAATGAGTCGTGCTTGATTCAAACAGCGCTAGAAACGCTTAAAATCGGCGGAAGCGCTTCCGTCTGATTTAATCATTTTTAATCCTGCACCATGATGCAAAATCCACCACGTATTTTTGCATCATGTCTAAAAAAAAGCTCAACTCTAAAAAGCAAGATTTATCCGCACTTGAAACTAATCAAACGGCTGAAGTCGCATGGTTATCCAATCAGTGGCAGGAACATCCTGTTGTGGGAATGACCCCGCAGCGACTACACCGAATGTTGACCGAAGCCGAACAAGGTAATTTACAAGCGCAAGCGGATCTGTTCTGTGACATGGAAGAACGTGATGGGCATATCTTTAGTGAAATGGATAAACGGAAGAAAGGTGTCAACGGCTTGTCATGGATGGTCAATCCTCCCAAGAATGCCAATGAAACTGAACGCAAGATCGCTGAGGAAGTCACGGAGTGGATTGACGAAATCGAAGATCTTGAAATGTTTTTATTTGATTGCATGGATGCGGTCGGTCATGGCTATAGCTGCCAAGAAATACAGTGGCAACAAATCGGCAACCTGTGGCTACCTAAAAACTTTGCTCACGTAGTCCCTCGTAACTTTCTCACCCCTTATAACAAGCCGAATGAACTGCGCCTAAATGATGGTGGCATAGAGGGTGCTGAGTTTTGGGACTTTGGTTGGGTTGTGCATCGGCATAAAGCCAAGTCGGGTTATATTGCTCGATCAGGATTACACCGCGTGCTGGCATGGCCATTTCTGTTTAAGAACTACGGCATCCGCGATGTGATGGAGTTTTTAGAAACTTACGGTCTACCTAATAAAATCGGTAAATATCCCAGCGGTGCAACTGATCAAGAAAAAATGACTCTGCTGCGAGCTGTCATGATGATTGGTCGCAATGCTGGCGGCATTATCCCACATGGCATGTCGATTGATTTTGAATCCGCTACAGATGGTGACACTAAGAATCACATGGACTTAGTGAAATGGTGTGAGCAGACGCAATCTAAAGTGATTGTCGGAGGAACCTTGCTTTCTCAGGCTGATGGTAAATCAAGTACCAATGCTCAAAGTAAAACCCATGAAGTTCAATTCGATAAGTTGGTTAAATCAGACGCACTGCAGCTTGCGCGGACAATGAATGACAGCCTTGTCAGCTATTTGATGCGTTTGAATTATCCCAATATCACACCAGACCGCTACCCAAAATTTAAGTTTGATACCACGGACACTGAGGATATTGAGACCTTTGGTGAAGCCTTGCCGAAGCTGGTTAGTGTCGGTATGAAAATCCCACGCACATGGGCACATGAAAAACTTGGTATTCCAGAGCCTGGTGATGATGAGGATGTTCTAAGTGTTGCTGCACCGCAGCCTTTGCAAGCTGCTAATTTTCAATATTCAGGGCAAGTCACACCCACTTTAGCTGCACTGAATCAGAATGCTGTTATGCCAATGCACCCAGCCGAGGCCACTGCAATTCGATCGCAAGCTTTGCTGGATGAGCAAATGCAACTACGCTTGAGCAATGAGCATTTACAAAGTCAGGCTGAAAGTTTACTGCCCCAGATTATCCAGAAATTAACCCAAGCCAATGACATTGATGGTGCTTTGGCAATGTTGGCTGAAATGTCACCTGATCAAGATATCGAAGGGCTGCAAGCAGATTTGGAAAAATTAATCTTTGCCAGTGATGTGTTGGGGCGACTTTCGGTATATGAGGGACGCAAACGTGGATAAACCAACCATGCAGGCTGTGTTTGGGCAGCCTCCACGCAAAGCCATTGAATATTTAGAAAATAAACAACTCATGCCATCGCAAGACTGGTGGCAAGTTCAAGGCAATGCACATAACAAAGCATTTGTCATTTCTCATATGACACGCATGGATCTGCTTGAAGATATTCGGCAATCACTGATTGCCGCACAAAAAAATGGCTGGGATTTAAAAAAGTGGTCTGAAGTCGTAGAACCTAAGATGAAAGCCCGTGGCTGGTGGGGAAAGCAAGAAGTCTTTACCGAGGATGGTCAGCGTAGCGTGCAACTTGGTAACCCATACAGACTTAAAACCATTTATCAAACCAATATGGCGCAGGCGTATGAGGCTGGTCGTCAATCCGTCATGTTTGATGACAACCCTTTATTTCCTTACCTGCAGTACAGCGCCATTTTAGACAATAAAACCCGTCCACAGCATCGATCCCTACATGGCGTGGTGATGCTTAAGTCCGACCCAGCTTGGCAAGCCATAGCGCCCAAAAATGGCTACAACTGCCGCTGTACTGTGATTGAGCTGATGGCACATGAAGCACAAGCTCAAAAAATTTATGATAGCGCCTCTTACTTGAGTTTTCATGATGTTGATGTCAGCAATGGTGGTATCGCCAAAGTTGCAAAACTAGACTTGCCTGGTCTTCCATCATTTTCAACCGATGCTGGCTGGGTTGGTCGTCCCAATGCATTGCCGACCAAACAAATGATGGATAAAGCCATTTCAGTTGAACCGCAGCTTGCTGCAAAAGCGGTCACTCAGACATTTAAAAATACATCGGTTGCTCAGCAATACAATAATGAAGTCAAGCAATGGATTCAAAGTGTGGATACACAAAAGCCGCGCGGAGAGATGCGTTCTGTTGGAACATTGCCTATTGAATTTTTGAGTGCATTAAAAAGCAAGAAAGGTGTTGTATTAGAAAGTGCGGCAATCACAGTTCATGATCGGGAAACCCTTCGCCATATCGACCAAGATCGTAAAAACCATAATCGTGAATGGTTCGAGAATATCGTTGAACATTTAAATAGCCCACATGATCTTTACTGGGATAAGTCACACGCCACGCCGCTATTGATTTTTGACATTCAGCAAGATGGTATTTTTTATAAGTTGGTATTGCAGATCAATCAAAAAATCAAAGGCAAAGATGCTGGAGACATGAAGCAAAAAATCACAGGAAATCTGATTCGGACTTTAATTGTTGAGCAGCCAGAAAATATTCTGAATGGGAAAGATTATGAATTCTTAGTGAGTAAAAAATAAGGTCATGTTGGTTCGGGACTCGAACCCGAATATACCGCGGACGGCTGGCTTCCCATAGCCTACTTCAACATAACCTCGCATTCAGTTTAGTTTAAATATACAGCAGGTTCAACTATGTCATTTCTTCAGATTCAAGATGAAGCGGTACGCCAGCGCTTTGCTCAAGCGGTCAAGAGCCTAACCAATACACAGCGCTTGGCTGCAACCTTAGAACGTATTCTTGTCAGTCAAACTTTGCAAAACTTTCATGCCAACGGTCGACCGAAATGGGCTGGTCTTTCACCTGTCACACTGGCTATTTATCGGAAGCAAGGTATTACACCGCAAGGGATACTGCAGCGCAGTGCTGGTGGTTTACGCGACAGCGTTCAGGGCGATCATGATCAGAATACGGTAACTGTTGGGGCTGGATCTGGTAAGAGTGCTGCATATGCCCCGATCCACCAGTTCGGTGGTATGGCTGGGCGAAATCGTAAAGTTAAAATTCCTGCCCGTCGCTATCTACCTATGAATCCAAGTGGCTTTCTTCAGCCTGAAGCCGAGACTGCGATCGACCATACCGCCACCGCATTTCTATCGAATATGTTTAAGTAAATTTCATCAAATTATCGGAAGACTTTCCGCCTAATCCTTAAGTGCTGTCGGCTTTAAGCTGACAGCATGAAAAAGACCTTACTCGTAGCTGCATGCTCATTTGCCCTTGAGGCATCGTCCAAAAACTTTGTATTGATTCCTGAAGGGATCTTTAAGGGTGTGGATGGTCGCCCATTTGATGCACCTCATTGGAACCTAACCCCAGAATGTGGCAAACAAATTGTTGCCGCACTGAATCAACGTGCCATCGATATGGTCATGGATTATGAGCATGCAACTTTAAAGGCTCAAGAATCTGGTGACCCAGCACCAGCTGCAGGATGGTTAAAGCCTCTGGGGTTTCAATATGTTGAAGGAGTTGGGATATGTAGTACTCAGTTTGAATGGACTGATAAAGCTAAAGGGTTTATCGAGTCCAAAGAATATAAATATATTTCACCTGTTCTTTTTTATAACAAAACTGGCGAAGTCATTGGACTTCACAGTGTCGCATTAACCAATACCCCCAATTTAGATCGACTACCCGAAGCGCGTTTAGCTGCTGCGGCACAGGACTTTTTGTCTCAAATAAATGATGAGGATTCAACAATGAATGAGTTTCTAAAGCTCATGCTTAAAAAATTAGGGCTGTCAGAGACTGCTACTGAACAAGAAGTCATAGCGGCTGCCAATAGTACTTTTATAAAGCTAGATGGTGCATTTGGCACTTTGCTTTCAACGACTACCCAAACGCTTGAACAAGCGATTGATAAAGCAGTTGAAATCAAAGTTGCTGCTAACAGTCAGGCCCCTGATTTAACGCAGTATGTACCTATGACTGTATATCAAGAAGCTATAGCTAAAGCAGGCAATGCTGAAGCTGCAACTAAGGCCAAAGAAATTGATGATTTGATCGTTGCAGCCTGTAGTGATGGTCGTATCACTGGTGAAGCAACAATTAACTGGATGAAAGATCAGGCCAAGACGAACCCCGATTTTGTCAAAACTCACATTGAAAGTTTGCCAAAAATTGCAGCTTTAACTCAGCAACAAACAACGACAGTTCAAAACCATGCTGGTCATGATCAGCAAAAACAATACACATCCGAAGCATTGCAAGTAGCAGGTTTTATGGGTGTTGACTTAGGAGAAAATGGTTAATGGGTAGCATTTTAAATCAACAAGAACGACAAACAGAGCTCCGTGAACTGGGATTGTTCTCTGTTCCTGTAAAAGCTGGTGCTGTCATTGTGGCTGGTTTTGCCGCTGCTGTAGATGCAACTGGATTTGCTGTTGCTGCTTCTGCTGCAACAGGTCTGACCTACTTAGGTCGTTATGAGGACAGCATTGATAACACACACGGCTCAGATGGTGATTTTTCAGTGCTGGTTCGCAATCAATGCGCTTTTCACTTTTCAAATAGCCCGAGTGATCCAGTTGAACAAGTCTCTTTTGGCAAAGAATGTTTTTTACAAGATGGTGAAACCGTTGCGGCAACAGATGGTGATGGAAAACTTTCAAAAGCTGGTCGTGTTGTAGGTATCGACGAAAATGGAGTATGGGTTGAATGAATGTAAATGCCGCTACGCTTAATGCAATTTTCTTAAACCTAAGTAAGGTTTTTAATCAGACATTCAATGATGTACCTGTTGAATACACCGCTATTGCAATGGTTGTACCGTCTAACGGTGCATATGTGGATTACCGTTGGTTGGCCAATTTCCCACAGATGAAAGAATGGGTGGGCAAAAAACATATTACCAAGCTTGCCGAATACGACTATGTCATTCGTAACAAAGACTATGCTGCAACCATCGAAGTGCGTCGCAATGACATTGAAGATGATCAGCTTGGCATATATAAACCTCAGGCTGAATCTGCGGCTTGGTCTGCAAAACAGCATCCTGATGAGCTGGTATTTGATGCGGTAAATAAATCTTTTGTCGCCAAGTGTTATGACGGTCAACCAATGATTTCAACCAGTCATAAGGTTGGGAAAATCACATTTAGTAATAAAGGAACCAAAAAGCTCTCGATTGAATCTTTAGGCAAAGCCCAAGCATCGTATGGTGCTGCACGTACTGCAATGATGAAGTTTAAAGATGAGTCTGGTCGTCCTTTGAATGTCAAACCAAATGTTCTCTTGGTACCACCTGCGCTTGAAGATGTTGCCAATGCATTGATGACCGTGGATCGTCTTGAAGATGGCAAGCCAAATCCATACAAAAATACGGCCAAAGTTCAGGTGTCTGCCCGACTCACTGACGATGATGCTTGGTTCTTACTTGATACCACCAAGCCAGTTAAGCCTTTTGTTTATCAGCTGCGTAAAAAACCAGTCTTTGTATCTCAAACCAATATGGACTCACCATCTGTATTTATGGAAGGCGTTTACTACTTTGGCGCTGAAGCACGTGGTGCCTCAGGTTATGGCTTCTGGCAAACCGTATTTGGTTCAACTGGTAAGGAAGCCTAGCCATGTATGCAACGGTAGATGCAATGAAATCAAAGTTCGGTGAGCAAGAGCTTATTCAACTCACGGATCATGAAGAGCCTTATCAATATGTAATCAATTTGACCAAGCTGAACTCTGCGATTGAGGAAGCAAATAGTGAGATTGATGCATACGTTGGGAGTCGCTATTCACTGCCGTTGCATATCGTTCCACCTTTTTTGGTCAACATCGGCTGCAACCTTGCTCGCTTCTATGCTGTGACAGGTGACCTTGCTGAAAATGATCCGATCAAGAGCCGCTATGAAGCATCGCTGAAAACTCTGTCTAAAATCTCAAAAGGTGAACTGACCCTAGGCGGCTCACCAGCTGGAGAGTCTAAGCCGATTCAATCGGCATCGAACAACGTGATGTTTATGGCTGCACGTCGTGACTTTGGGGGTAACCGGTGGTGAATCTAAGAGTGGGTATAGTCGAGCATGGAATCAAGTCACTGCTTGCAAAGCAAATCACAGACCGAAAATGGCCCTGGATACGCGAGGTCAAAACCTATGGCGGTGAGTTTGATGATGACATTGAAGCTGTTATTCGAACATTCCCCGCAATTTGGGTAACTTTCCAAGGTTCTGGTTCACCTAAAAAAACTAGTCACAACAAGACTGAGTATCCACTTAAGTTCGTCGTGATGGTTGGTGCTCGATCATTGCGTAATGAAGAAACCCAGCGCCAAGGTACCGCTGCAACAATTGGCACATATGACATGTTGAGTAATATTCAAGAGTTACTCACAGGAAACACATTAAAAAGCGTTGGTGTGCATGGGCTTGAACCCTTAGAACTCGGTCGGACTCAGACCATCTTTAACTCTAAGACAGGTAGTAAATCTATCAGTGTTTTAGGCCAAGAATTTACGACGCAATACACCATTACTGCCTCAGATCGGGATCGTGAAGATGCAGCAGAAGACGCTTATTTAGAGCGTATCAATCTAGATTATTACTTTCACCCCAATGATTTCGGCATTGCAGATGCTTCTGACTTGGTCGAGTTGAAAAAGGATTAAGTGAAAATGTCCAATATTCCCCAGAACTTAAAAACACCAGGCACTTACTTTGATGTCAACACAAATACTCAACGTACAGGTCTTCCAACCAACACGCATAAAGTTTTATTTGTCACCTTAGATGTGTTGTCGGGGCAATTTAACCCCGTTGATGTCTATGACACAACCACAGCCGACAAAATTTTCGGTGATAAATCACAAGCTGGACGAATGATCACAGCAGCAATTAAAACCAATCGTGTAGTTGATGCTCAGGCCGTTGCTTTAGCTTTGGAAGATGTTCGAACTCAAGATGCGATTCATACCGAAGATGGTGAGCCAGTACTCACTGAAACTGGGGCATTGTTAGAGCCAAACTGAGGATTGATGAATGGCACAAAGAATTGTAATTGAAGTCCCTGGTACTAAAATCAGTGAACTTGATCGGACATCAAAAGTAACGGCTAAAGACTTCTTTCCCGTAGTTCAAGATGATGAAACTAAACAAGCACCTCTAGAACAGGTTGCCAATTTAATTGTTGCTGGTCTAGGTTCAGCGGCTATGAAAAATGAAATTGATTTTGCCAGTCCTGCGTCCGTTGAAGCAGTTAAAGTTCAATCTCAAAAGCAAACTGATGCTGCAAATGAACGAATTGATGGGGTTGAATATGGACTAAAAGCCATCGGTAATGGTGCAGATGCTTCTTTCTCTACCTATACCGAAATGGTTGCTTATATCCCAGCCAAAGCCAATGTATCTGTAAGAAACAATGACCCTGATCTTGAATTGCGCGGAACTTATATTTGGGATGGTAAAGGGTATAAAAAGGGTTATGACTCTTTTGATCAATCAGTTCAGTTTGCCAATAAAAACCCATTATTCAAACCTGTAAGACTTGATGCTTCCACAATTATTGATGAACTAACGACGGCAGGAATTTATCATGTTCCTCAAGATCCTATTGCAAAATCTTTGGGATTACCTTCCGCATTGCATGGACAACTCACTGTTAGTGGTTATACACAACCTCCCAAAAGTGGATTTGTATTTCAAACATTTATGGATCGGGCTGGCGGTGTATTTTTTAGAACAAAAGAGGCTGCTGGGTGGTCTGTTTGGAATGGGAATACTTATCAAGTAATCTCGCCTAGTAACACCAATCTTGATCTCATTATAATTCAAGGAAATTACAATATTAGAAGCGCTGTCGTAAAAGATGATGCGGAAAAAAGAAATTATCCATTTTTTGGTGTTGGATCATCGGGCGAACTAGCTGTTCAATACTCTCGAGAGCATTTGTCATCTATCAATCAGACTGTTACATCATCACAAGGTGTAGCTTCGCGAGTTGGTAGTCTTAAAGGTGATGAAATAATATGGCAACCTTGGTCTGGTGTTCGGTACGAGAACAACTCAATTAAGAATGTATCAACATTATTGGAAATCGGACAAGTAAATCAAAAGATTATTAAGGATATGTCTGATTTAAACGGGCATCTAGATAAAGCAATTGTAGATGGCTTATACCAAGTAAATACTGGATCTGTTGCTTCGCGGGCAAATGGATTCCCTATTGTTGCTACAGGTGGCTTCCTTACAGTAAAGAGAAATGCGTCTGCCGCAATCCATCAAGTATGGGAGACATATGGTGGTTATGCTTTTCGATGGGGATCTCTAAGTGGCGACAGTGCGACTTGGCAACCATGGCGTGGGTTTAAAAACTCAGCGAACTCTATTATTGATGTTTCTCAACAGATAACTGAACAGAAGCTTATCGTGTACGGATCTTCAACACTTGAATACTTATCTGACGAATTAGCTGATCTCGCAAAGCGTAAAAATTTAGTTTTCAAAGATAAATCTTTGAGTGGTGAAACAGTTAATGGTGCTGGTTTTGTGATGGGTGCAAATGAAGTATCTGTCAGTTTTCCATCCGGCATAATTACAAACGGTAAAAATGTGGTATTACTGCAGCAAATTTGGTCTGGCAGAGACATTCACAAAACAACACAGGTAGAACTGTCAAATGGTATTGTGGGTAGCCTGACTTATAATGCAACAGAAAAAAAACATGTATTAACCATATCTGGACTATCTAAGCCGTTAATTATTACTTCAAGTATAAGATTTAATACAATTGCTGTAGATTGGTATAACCAAATTGATGGTGTGATGATCATCAACATCGGTAAAAACAACGTTGGTTACGATAGCCTCGAGACTATTTTAGCAAATACAAAAGCATTTTTAGATTATTTACCGAAAGATTCAAAGTTCATTGTTGGTGGTCATTTTTCAAATACAAATGCGACTGACAGTACACGAGATATTGTAGAAGAAATTAATGCTTTTTTAGAATCAAATTATGGCTTGAAGTATTTCGATATTAATAAATTACTTTTTGAGGAATCGACGTGGACGCGACTCGGCTTAACAAAAACTAACGAAGACATAGCAGCAATAGAGCGTCGCTGTAAGCCTCCGTCACTAAGTCGAGATGCTGGACACATGTCAGCAGAAATGGACGTCATTCTTGCTGAAGAAATTGAAAGAACCTTGTTACGTCTTAAATATATCTAATGAAAAGGTTATAAAATATGTCACTTCAAACAACACTCGATACTATCGCCCCACTTGGCCACACCATCATCGCTCTTTCAGCACCTCCAGCACTTGGTGATGACTCAAAGGCTTGGATCGATCATTTAGATTTTGTTAGCGGTGCAATTGAGCAACGCCCAGCAATACTGGTTGTACCGTTTTCAGACATTGAAAAAGCTGAAGCTTTTGCAGATCAGGTTCAAGTTAAATCAAGCTATCGCGTTGTTGCGGTTTGCTATCACGGTGCGACTGGACAAGAACCAGAGTTGGCTGCTGCGACAGCTGCTGCATTAGCCGACTCTAACGACCCAGCAGTTCCATTCAATGGTGTAAACCTTGGCGGTGTTAAGGCCGTTGCTGATGAACATAAATTAATCTTTGAGCGTGTAGAACGCGCTCTGAATAAAGGCGTGTGCATGATTCAGACGGGTGCTGATGGCAAACCTGAAATTGTCCGTGCAGTTTCAACTTATCGAATGAACCCCGAAACTGGCGAACCCGACGATATTATGTTGGACATCAACGGTGCTCTAACCATCGACTATGTGCGTAAAGTGATGCGTACAGCTACATCAAAAGAACGTCGTCGAAAAAATACCGCTCCTGCGCGTCGTAATGTGCGTAGTATTTTACTGACTCAAGCGCTAAAGCTTGAAAAAGCTGAAATTCTTGAAAATGTGACCACCACAGCAAATCAGTTTACTGTGACCCAAGATGAACATGATAAGTCACGAGCTAATGCGCAAATCCCGTGCTACTGGGTGCGTGGTATGCATGTGCTCGCGTCAACGCTTTATGTGTATTGACCTCCAGTAATACCCCAATCGGCTGCTTATGCAGCCTTTTTTATTGGAAAGGTTTCCGCCTAATCTAAAATAAGAAATTGATCAAGAATAAGTCATCGTTAAAAAAGAGTGACCAAAATGTCTGAAGAAGTAGTTGGCTCAATTGTGATGAGCTACGACGGTCTTGAGTATGACTGTTCCAAATTTACCGCATCGATCACGACCGGTACCAAGCCCGTCCCAACAATGAACCGCGCACAACGAATTAAATTTGTTGCAACAGGTATTCGTACTTTTGAACTTTCAGTTTCAGTTGTGGTGCCTGATGGCAAAGATGCTGTGAAATGGCTTGATATTAGAGATGGTCGTATTTCAATTGAGTCACCAAGCGGTAACTTCCGCGAAACCTTCATTGACTGCCACACGACCTCAGTCAGCGCTTCGTATGACATGAATGGTGAAACACTGCGTGATCTAAGCATGTTCTGCTTAGATTATTTAGACGAAACACTTTAACCTTGGATGAAAAAATGAGCACAAAAATTGAAGGCACATTGCCTGTTGCAATCAAGATCTTAGATGGACAAACAGAAGTAAAAGGTAAGAATGTAGTCATGCATCAAATGACTGCGATTCAATTCATACAGTCACAGGCTGGTCTGGATGAAGGCCAATTTATCGCTATTGCAGATCTGTCATCAATGACTAAGCTTATTGATGAAAAAGGCAATGAGCATGCATTGAGTTATGAGGCCCTTGGAAATTCTTCTCGTGCGAATATGGATTATCTAAGTCGTTTAAAAGTACAGCTTGATGCAAAGGAAGCAGCCGAGAACTGATTGAACGAGCGCAATTGGTCCGCGCTCTAATGTCCATAGGTATTCCATATCAAGAGTCCATACAACTGCCTCTTGATATGGCTTATGCATTACTTCTTTGTGACGGGCGGCAAAACAATACTCGTCAGCGTGAAATCCCAAAACAGCCCACAGCGACTCCTGTACGTCCACAGGGTTCAAATACTGTAACAAAAACATATATCTCAACTGAGCGTAAACATTCGAAGCCTAAAGGTACGTTATGAGCAGAAATACCACTGTATCACTGACATTACAGATTAGAGGCAATGCTGGTCGAGAGTTGACTCGTATTTCAGAGCAGCAAGTTCGATCTACAACAAAAATTAATCAGCAATGGACACAGATCGGTAATGCTCAAGCGCGGTTTACCAATACAGCTAGAGCTGGAGCCAGTGCGACTCGAGATACGTCACGTGCCAGTGATCAATTACTTCGGACCAATCGTTTGCTGGAGGGTGTTTTACGTCAGCAAGCGATTCAAACACGAATACAAAGCCAATCACTGCGCAATCAAACACGTGATTATCAAACCCAACTAAATTCATTACGTCAGCAAGTCGCTGAAGCCAACCGCTTACGTCAGCAACTTGAACAAGCTGGACGCGCTAACCGTGGTGCTGGAGGCGGTGGTGGTGGAATGCAGACTACTGCTGGTATTGTAGGAGGTACATATGCTGGTGGGAGTATTGTCTCTAATTATTTAGACGATCCACGTCAATATATGAAACAAATATCTCTAGCAACAGATACTTCGTTGGCTGGAAAGAAATTATCTGTTAAAGCTTTCAATAATAAAAGCAATGAAATGGAAGGCTTCGTTCGTCAATCAGCGATCCAAGGTGGTAGCACACCCCAGCAGTTAGTTCAGGCACTCAATACACTGGTCGCATCAAACGTATATGAATTTGATGAGCTTAAGAATGTCTTGATGCAGGTCAGTAGAACTGCCTTTGCTGGAGGCGCCAATCCTGATGATATTGCCCTAATGACGATTGCACAGCGAAATTTTGGTTTGACTAATTTAGGTCAGGCAAATGATCAGGCAATGAAAGCAGGCCAACTGGGTTCATTTGAATTACGTGATATGGCTCGCTATATGCCAGACCTGCTGACACAAGGTCGAAATGCTGGTTATATTGGCGATAAAGGCTATCGTGACTTGCTTTCAATGATGCAGTTAAGTAAGAAAACGGCTGGAACTGCAGAAGGTGCAGCAGTGAATATGTCTGATTTGTTGGGTTCATTCAGTCAGTATCATCTAGGACTTTCATTTGCAAAACACATTAAAGTGCAAAAAGGCGATCCTATTGCAGCATATGGTGTGAGTAAAAAAAGAAAAGGCTTTGACTGGCCTACTTATGCGACAAATATGCGTGAACAAGGTGTGGGTGAAGTTGAGGCGGCTGCTATCTTGATGAATAGACAGATGGAAAATAGTCCCTTATATCGTAAATACAGAGACAAGGCACAAGTAGCTCTTAAAAGTAATAATAATGCTGAATACCTAGAAAATGTCCAAGCCGCGACCCAAATTGCAGCTCAGGCAGAAGTCGGGAAAATCTTCCATAATAAGCAGGCATTAATGGCTTTTATGGGTGTCACCATGAATATGGAGTCTGGCGGTTTTAAAGATCAGCTTGATCAAGGCATTAAAGACTCAAATGGTGCGATTGATATGTCTCATACATGGCAAGCAGCACAAGAATATGCAAAAGACAATTCATTTGATACCTCTCGTTTTAATGCAAAAGTCGATGTCTACAACGGCAATGCAGGATGGTTAGGAGATCTTAAACAAGGCCTTGCAGATTTTGCCAGCTCAAATGCAGGTGTTGCGGCAGCAGCTTCTGCAGCCGTAGTTGGCTTAACCGCTGTGGCTGCAGCGGGTGGTATTGCGGCACTGGCAATGCGTGGTGGCGGTGGTGCTGCAACTGCTGGAGCAGCTGGGGCGTCTCAGTTTTCACGAGTAATGCCTTGGCTTAAAAAAGCTGCAATTCCAATCACTGTAGCCGCTGGAGCTTATGGCATATACGATACAGCTACTGATGACTCATTATCTCAGTACCAAAAAAATGTAAAACAAGCCGGTATCGTGGGAGGCACTGGTGGAGCCATTGCTGGTGGTATAGCCGGTGCAAAATTGGGTGCATTGGGCGGAGCTGCGATTGGTTCCATAGTACCAGTTGTCGGAACTGCAGCAGGTGCAGCCGTCGGTGGAGCACTTGGTGGAATAGCTGGTGGGATTGGTGGCTGGTGGGCTGGTGACAAAGGTGGTGAAGCCTTTGGCGAGTACTTCAATGAGCAACACGGTATTATGGAAGAACAAAACCAACTCATTGAGCAGCAAAGTCAATATACTCAACAATTATTGGGGAAGATGGATAACTTAATTTCAGCAACGAATAATATTAAGCCGACAGTTAATTTCGGCGGTGGATCATTGTTGGATATGATGTCAAATAATGCTGCAACTCAAGAAAAAAGACATGGTGCACCGACGATTCCATTTATGCTACAGCCTAGATAATAGGAAAGGTTTCCGCCTAATACTGAGCTTTAAACTTGCACAGAATAGCCTCACAATTGTGAGGTTTTTTATTATGGGTTGGGCAACTGATTTACAAGATGCAAGTTTTAGAGGCGTACTATTTGAATGTGCGGCGACTGGCACGACTGGGTCTAAAACCTTAGCAGTAAAGCAAGCACCATACTCAAATGTTGCATCAATTGAAGATATGGGTAATGACCCTGATAAGATTTCACTCAATGCAGTTTTCTCAGGTGAAAACTATAAAATTGAACTCGATGCTTTAATTGCAGCGATAAAAATAACTGGACCAGGAGAGCTGGTACACCCCATCGATGGCGTAATGCAAGTCTATGTTGAAACCTTTACGGTTAATCATGATGCTGATAATACGGACTATTGCACTGTCTCGCTAGAATTTATCAATGCCGAAGATAAAAAGCGTGAACTCTTTATTCCAGTTAAAACCCCTGTAGCCATTGATACACCTTCGATTGTCGAAGCACCTGCTTCAAGACTTCAAACAGTATTAGATAAATTAAAACTCAGTGACAGTGATCAACTTTTTAATACTGTTACATCAATCAGGAATGGCGTTAATCAGGCTCGTGAATTTTTGGGTGTGGCAAAAAAAGCGATTGAAGATGTTCTTTCGCCAGTATCTTGGGTTGTAGGTCTAGTTGATGATGTAACAAATCTGGCCACTTTTGATACCAATATTTCCGCTATCTCTAAATGGCGCGATGTTATTCACCGCATTCAACGTTTTAAAAAGGTTTTTCAAAATGATGATGATTCTCCAGAGCTAAAGCAGCTGTGGCGTGCAACGGTCGTTGCAAGTCATATTGCTGTTACTCAGCAAGTCATTGCAACTGTCCGTAAAGAGATGGTGAACAATGAAACTATTAGCTTTACACCTGTTGATCTTGCTGTCGTTCGTCAAAACACGCGGAAAGTCTTACAGCAGACGATTCATAATGAGCGTGTTGATTCAAACTTTGAAAGTATTGCTCAAATTCAAATCTATAAAGAGCTAGCTGATCAAGTACACCTGCAGATACAAGAATTAATTGAAACTCGCCCACCGATTAGCACTGTACAAATTCCAGTGCCATGCACTGTGCATTGGCTTGCCCACTATTTATATGGGGACATGAACCGCGCTGATGAAATCATTCGCCTCAATCCAGATTTGATGAATCCAGCACTGCTACAAGTTGGTATGGAGTTAACAGTCTATGCAAGATAATCAAGGCCGAGAAATTCGTTTAGTCATTGGCGGCTATGAAATTAAAGAATGGGACAAAGTTGAAGTTGATAGCCAAATTGATACACCGTCTGAGAATTGGAGCCTTAGCCTTTTTCAAAATGAAGGCGTTTTGCTTCCAGAGAGCATTCAAGGCGGTGCAGCAATAGAGCTTTATTATGCAAATGAACTCATTTTAACCTCTATCGCTGACAAGGTATCAGAAGCTGTAAGCCGTGATGGCTATGGATTACAAATCTCAGGACGAGACCTTGTAGGGCAACTGATTGATTGCTCGGTGCCGATCTTTAATGGCAGACAAATCACGCTTGAAGAGTTGATTGGTAAATTCGTGCTGTCAGGTGATTTAGGCTCTATTTTTCACAATGTCAAAATTCAGAACAATGCGTGGCTGAAAAATAAAATATCGATTGAACCCAGTGAATCACTGTGGGATGCAATCGTTAAAGCAGCTCAAGTCACTGGGCAGCACGTTTGGCTTGATCCAGATGGCACATTGCAAATCGGCGATCCTTTTGCCAATCCCTATTACGTTAAAATGCCGCTTAGGTTAATGAAGCCTTCAAATAATGAGAATAATGTACTCAGCCTGCATTACGACAATGATGTTTCTAATGTCTATAGCCAATTCAAAGTATTGAGCCAAGACGCTAAAGGTCAGCATATTCTCGCCGAGACTAAAAAAACGACACAATATGCTTTTAATCGCCTAAAAATCCTGACTTTAAGTGATGTTGAGACCGCTACTGAAGCAAATAATGCTCTAGAAAAAATTAAAAAAGACAACGACTTTGAATCTCACACCTTAACGGCAACAGTTGCTGACTGGACAATTGATAATAAGGTTTGGTCAACAGGTTGGCATCTCAATTTAGAAACCAATGCACTGACACATGCCAATGCTAAATGGGCCGTAGTCGGTCGCACTTTAAACTTAGATCGGAGTAGCGGTAAAACCACAAGACTATTGCTCAAGCGTCAAGGTGATTGGTCGAACCCCTTGGTACATAAGGACAAGGAAAAACCGAAAACCAAGAAGAAAGCCAAGGATAAAAAGAAAGAGACTGACACCAAAGCAACGATCGAGGAGCAAAAGAAATGATGGGATCAGTCGCAAGGCAAGTGCAAAAAGGACTAGGTCAAGTCCGTCAATCATTCTTGGGAGTTGTTGCCCGTGGAGGCTCACGTTTATTGCAGTTGACGGGATTTGCTGATGAAACGTTGCAAGAAGTTGAACTATTTCAACAGGTCGGATTTAGCTCCCACATTCCTGAAAATGCGCGTGTAGTCGTTCTTCCACTACAGGGAAAAACCTCTCGTTCAATTGTCATAGCAACATCAGGCGGTAATGTTGTTGTGAATGTCGCTGAGGGTGAGACCTGTATTTATGACCAATATGGCCACTCAATCCTCCTGCATGAAAATGGCGTAAAAATTAAAGGTGATGTCGATGTTGATGGCTCTATCACAGCATCTAAAGAAGTTTCAGATCAAAAAGGTTCAATGCAAAAAATCCGCACTACATATAACACGCACGTGCATGGCAACAGCCCAGCACCTTCACAACCAATGGAGTAGTTATGGGCGTTATTAATTTAGAAACTAAAGATTATGTTCTCACAAGCCTTGATGCAGCATTTCATGATGATGTTGTTCAGTCTGTTTGTTTACGGCTCAATATCCATCGTGGCAAATATTGGAAAGATCCACGCTTAGGAAGTCGTTTTTATACTTTGCGTCGCTCAAAAGACGTCCCTCGCTTATTGCAAACAGTCAAGCAGTATGCCGAGGAAGCCTTATCTGACTTAGTACCTGATCGCCTTGCAGCATTAGTCGTGAATGCCAAGCAAACGATTCAAAGTCGTATTGATCTCGATATCAACATAACGCGATTAACTGGTCAAACCCAGACGATTCAATACTTTGTTCCAGTTGGTGGCTGATATGGCATTTCAAATTAAAACGTTCCCTGAGATTCATAATGATATTGTTCAAGAAATTCGTAATAAAAACGGCTTAACAATTCCTAATGATTCTGATGCTAGTATCCGTGCTGACGGTACCGCTTCCGTCGTTGAAGGGTTATATCATCAGCAGGAATACATTCAAAAACAATTATTCGTAGCGACTGCAGATGAGCCATTTCTATATATGCACGCTGAAAGACTCCGAGTACCACGAAAAGGCGGTGTCAAAGCTTCTGGCCGTGTACAAGCTTCAGCAAATATTGAACTTAAAGTTGCAGCAGGGACAAAACTTACCGACGGTAAAGGTCATTACTGGCTTACGCTGTACGATGAATATTTCAAACCGAATCGCCTTAAAGATGTTGATGTCGTTGCAGAGCATATCGGTACTGCTTGGAACTTTGATGGCCAAAATCTGCTATGGATCAGTCCAGCAGCAGGCTTATCTGGACAAGCTCAAGTGATTGAGGTGTCTGGCGGAGCTGAGGAGGAAGAAGTTGAGACTTGGCGTCAGCGTATGCTTGAAAAAGAACGCCTCGGCATAGTACGTGACCGCGAAGATGATATTGAGCGCATTGTCAAAGATGTTGTGGGTGTTGCTGATGTATTTGTCTTTCCGAAGCGACGTGGCTTGGGTTCATTAGACGTTGCTGTAACAGCAGCTGGTAATCCGCCAAATTCACCTAGTACTGCATTACTTTCTAGTGTTCAAGGTGCTTTAGATACTTATGCAGGATTTTGGGCTGACGTTCGTGCGTATGCACCGACAAAAGAGTATTTAAATCTCAAAGTTGTTGTTATGGGTACAGCAAATTTAACTGATGTAGAACAAGTTATTCGGGACTATGTTGGCTTACTTACTCCAGCTGAGACCTATGTTCATTCAACTATCGTGAGCCGGATTAAAGCTATATCAGGCGTAGCTGATGTGGCAATTACGCCCAATACAAACAAGGTCCCAACATTGACAACCTTTATTACTGGTTGGCTAAGGATTGGTAATTTAGATGTGGTCCGCGCATGAGATTCGAGAAACTAGTTGAACTATATAGTGCTGTGCTTCGCCAGCTACTACCTGTAGGCGGTTATGACACCGCAAACGGTACCGTAATTTCTGTTGATATCTATGCGCACGCCAAAGCCCTAGCTCAAGTCGATCTAGATGGCAAACGAATATTGGCATTTATTGAGAAAGTACCTGTTGAACTCATCGATGAATATGAGCAATCGCTCGGTCTACCACTTAAATGCACCACCAATGTGTCCCGATCAATTGAGGAACGACTCCAAATCATCAATTGGGTTTTAGCAACCAACAATGTCTTAAACCGTGATTATTTAGAGCAATTATTGGCTTTGTTTAGTGTTGAGCTTCTACAGTTAGTGAAATATACACCAATGCAATGCACAGAATCATGTACTGCACCTGTTAATACGGAAAGCCTGCGCTACAAGGTTAAATTAATCCTAAAAAAACCTGTTAAAGCAGATTTGAACTGCATCATCAAAAACTACCTACCAGCTTATGTCAGATATGATGTTGAGGAATCTAAATGAAAAGAATTGATAGTATTAATGCACGTCCAAACCTCTTTGGCAGTGATAAAAAAGGCTTTCATGCAAATGATGATGTACCAGGACAAGATGCGACCTACATGACTCCTGACTGGTGCAATACAGTCCAAGAGGAAATAGCCAATGTGTTAGAAAGAAATGGGGTGAATCTAGATCCGAATAATCGACAGCAGCTATATGAGCTACTGGTGACTTATCCTTATATTGACGATCTAATGGCGGCTATCGAGAATCGATTTGCACATGAGGCTCAATTAAATAAACAAGCACGCGATGAGCTTCAAGCTCAAATCACAGCCTTAATGAATCACGTTGTTTATCCTCGGATCGTAGCCTCTGGCGTACTTTATTATGCAGGTGATGGGCATGGTGGCTCAGTTTCGTGGCTAGGAGGTAGCGATGGTTGGGATGTATCGGGTGATCGCGTCATAGCGCCGTCTATCTATAACTTAACTGATCGTAATTACGGTATTTTTCTAAGTCCTGAAAGTGACAATGAAAGCTATGCTTTAGAACGTGGTCTACAGGACTTTAAACCAAAACTCTGGAACCGCTCGGGCCAAAACCGTGTTGGCTATACGGGTCAAGTTAGCTTTCAAGTTGTTCAACATAAGAATCCAAATAGCCTTACCGTCGATGGTGATTACCCAGTTGGCGTTTATAGCTTTATTCTTCAACCAAATGAATCCAAAATATTTACATTGATCGGCTCAGGCGGTGGCGGTGGTACTTCTAGACATTCTAGTAATAGCGAATATCCATTATGCGATGGTAGAAATGGTGAGGATGTTCTAATTAAAGCCAACGGAGAAACCATTGCAGCTGTTCATGGAGGCGGAGGCGGAACACAAGGCGTCTGGGGGAATGGTTCGTCATACCACAATGGTGCTGGTGGCGTTACAGGTGAAGTAGAGATTATTGGTGTATTTGGATCTACAAACATTACTAAAGGCCTTGCAGGTAATGCAGGTAGAGAAGATCATTCAGGCGGTGCATCCGTAAGCCCCGTTGGAGTATTTGGCAAAGGTGGCAGCGGTGGTGATGGCGTTGGTGATGAAAGCTGGTCTTTTGGCGGCGGTGGAGCATCAGGATCAGTCTTGGTAGCTCAGTACACAAATAATAGTGCTGGTAACCAGACTATTACATTGATCGTAGGCAGCGGTGGTGTTGGCGGTACTAAAGGCTGGTCTAATTCCGATATGGTAGGCGCAAAAGGTAATGATGGATTTGCTAGAGTGACAAGTGCTTAATATTTGAAATTGTTTTGCAGCATGTGCAACGAGAAGTTTAGGCAATTATCTCAATATTTTGCGAAAATTATCTCGTCGCGCATCAGGTACAAAAACAAGGTGGGCTGTCTGGGGTGATCAGCAGTTTGCAAAGTGCAGGTTTGGGTGAGCAATTACAACAGTGGTTAGACCCGAATCAAAGCAATACCGAAGTACCTGTTGAACAGGTGCAAAATTTATTTCAAGCGGATGAGGTTCAGCAAGTGGCTGATCAAGCTCAAGTCCCGACACAACAGGTCTATAGCGCAATCTCAAGTGTATTGCCGCAGATTGTCGATGCATTAACCCCACAAGGTGCTCAGACCAATCAAGCCGAAGCCAATCAAGATGTAGGTAGTGTAATGTCAATGCTGAGTTCATTTTTAAAAAAATAAATGTGTAAATGCCTGTTGCTGATCTGGGTCAGTAACAGGCATATATTTATTAAAGTATTTAAAAAAATATTCAAATAGAACTTATAACCCGATTTAGTCTGAGTTAAACAATAGGTTGGATGTTGAGATTTTCTTGGCGATATAATGTGATTTTTTAAATCGAATTAAAATAATCTGCGATTGAAATTCTAATTCCCCAAATTCTGGTTCGACTTGAACATAGTGCAACTGTCCAAACTCATCACGAATACGCGCTTGTGCCGAAAATCCCGGACGGGCACTGCCACTGGATACTGTGGCTAAACGACCAATCAGATTCACTTGGGTCGGCGTGAGTTTGGGTTTAATTACTTGATCCAAGCAATGGATCATAAATACAGTAAAGAAGATCGCCACCACCAAGGCTGGCAGAATAATATAATACCAAGGTGAAAATTCGAGCTGACTGGCAAAGATGGAAAACTGAATTAAATAACCCGCAAAACTAAAGTTAATCAGCAAGAATACAAAGATCAGTACTTTGGAAAATTTCACTTGGATCAGGGGGGAGTCAACCAACCATTGTGGTGAGATTCTTTTTAAGAATGTACTCGGGCGCAGATTGATATAATAACCAATGGTTTCAGCCATACTGAGCAAAACCAGTCCCACCACACTGATGTGGAAAGGGATTAAATCTGGTTCTGATAAAAATTGAATCAGCATGCTTATCCTGCACTATGGGGGTGAGTTAATCGGTTAAATTGCAATGTTCATGCACCGTGGATGAAATACACAATGGCTGAGATGCACAGTGGTTGATAATCTTGTTGTGTCTGCCAAGCGCAATTTAAAGCTATGTTAGCAACTCACTGCATAAATAAAAAGACCAACTGCCATCGTAATCATATGGTTTATTTCTAATATTCAACCTCAAGCTTAAGATCAGTGTTTAAGTTTAACTAATTGTGCGAAATTCTCCATCTATAATCTTTCTTGCGAAGCAGTGCTTCTCAGGTGGAGATGGATAGCACTCATTATTCAGGTCTTTGCTGTTTTTCGATATTGTCTAATATGGTCCCGTATTGTTTCGATTGTTGCCCCACCAGTGCTAAGCAGGCAATATGCTCTTGTCCAAAGCACAGGTTTCCAGTAGAAAGCACTCAATTCTTCTGCAAACTCTTTTCGGATCAATCGGCTTGTTACAGTCTTTAGATTATTGATGAATTTGCTTGGCATAATCATGAGTTAAATATTTCTTTCAATATGCTGCTAAAGACAACGAGTGATGGGTTGATATGTAAACTGAGTAATGATGTTGTTTTATGCTAGGCAATCGAAATTCATATAGCGCTATAGTCGTTGCCATGAACCAACTCCAATTAAAAGCGTTTAAATATCGCATTTACCCAAACAAAGAACAGCAAGTGCTTATCGAAAAGCACTTCGGATGCGCTCGGTTTACGTTTATTAAAAGATTCACTTTAAAAGCTACATTTATTCAGAATAAGGAGTCCGATAATGAGCGAGTGGTCCACCACAACAAATGAAGAGGTTGCAAGTTGTACACCAGCAAGGTGTGACTGTGTCGTTTTTTGGGAAATGCAACAACAAAAAGCCCTCAAAAGACTTTCAAATAGATTGCTTGCACCAATGAATGCACCACAGAAATATGCCATTATTCCAAATGCAGAAGCTCGAGCACGTCGAATAGCTGCAGTTTATGCTCGTATTTATTTGGAAACAGAATCCAAAGGCAATCCAAACTTAAGAGGTCGTTATTATTGGATGGGATTTGGTGCTTTTGCCTCTAAAACAGTTGCCTATATTTTTCATGATTGGAGAGACTTAGTATCTCCTGCAAAAGAGGCTTTTCGTAAAGGAAACTTTTGGTTGTTTATGGAAATTGCACCTTGGTTCTTGGCATGGAGTGAGGACTCAAAGTCATTTAAGGGTTGTTTCAAGGCACGTGATGTCAGTCAATTTAAAAACTTAAAAAACACAATGAACAATCTAACTTGGTCTAAAGAAGCTTTAAGCACGTTAAAAAACTTAAAATGGACTGCTGAAATTGAAAGTGCTTTTTCAAAACTCACTGAAATTGAGGCGATATTTAAACAATTCCCTCAAGAAAACGTGCGTTTTCTTAAGGCTGAGCAAGAGCTTATGGCGCACCGTAATAAGATTGCAGTCCAAGAACAGCTCAATGTTTTACAGCCTCTCATTTGGAACACACCTGATGGAAAGAATGCAGGTCGTATGGGGAAGGGATTAAGGGCATTGGGTCCAGACCAAACACTCATACTTTCTAGTGATTACAATCGATCTGATGTGGTCAAACGGGTGCCTCCACCATCAGGTTTGTATATGGGGAAGCCTGGGCCAAAAGTAGAGGCTTATCCAGGCCGCCATAAAGGCGTTCTGGATCAGCTTAAAGAGGACGTATATGAGGATGCACCAGAAGGGACAAATTCTGCTGACTATGATCAACGTATGGTGTGGATCAATAAGGCTGCTGAGAAATATCATAGATTAATGCTCGATGAGAAAGGACGAGCTTTTATACATAAAGAGTTGGCAATCATCAGCACATGGATCGCAGATAATGCAGGTAAATAATATGCGCTTGATTTTTTTTAAAGAATATAGGCTTGGGTGGTATTTCTGTGGCTTATTTTTTCTTTGTATCTTTTTATGGGCATGTCAACCCACTCACTTATCTTCAGGAAATAAAACCATGCTAACTGAATTACATTTTGGTATACAGGGTGTAAAAGACTTTCAAAAGAATCAATCGATTTTCGATAATAATTATATGGAACCTGTGGGTATGGGGTTTCAGGATTTAAGTTGGAGGGATTCTGCATTAGGTCAGGTACGTATTTATACTGCGGAATGTCATTTAGACATTCCCAATGTCGGTAGTGCTATGGGCACTGCGTTTGATCGGAAGACTTATCAAGGTATTCATGGTATTGATGTAAGGAGTCGATTTTATGCAGAAAATGGCATTAGTTTAGAGCAATATTATCAGGCTTATGTCAACGTGGTGAATGAACTGAAGAAAAATAATTGGCGACAATTCTACTACGCCAGTGATGCAAGAATTGCACCACAAGATAACCTAAAATATATGTTAAATAAACCTGGATATAATATCGATCCTACAAGTTTATTAAGTTTTGAACAATGGCAGCAAGTCCTGTCAGGAAGTCGGGAACTTAGCCTCAAAGTATATAATAGTGATGTAGCATTAAATATTAGTTTTTCTCCATTACCACGTCCAAGAGCCTCAAATAAAGAGGATGAAACCCAAGAAAACCGTCCATTTAATTTAGACATTAGTTATGCTTTTACCACGCTTCGCTATAGGATGAAAAATATGGTTGGTGATGATGGTGTCGATGTAGATAATTTCAGTGATGATGAGTATGAAAGAGAGTTTCAAAAATATATGGAACAAGAGCAGAAACATCGATTAAACGCAGAACAAGAGGCTAGAGCGAAAGGCTACCATATTGATGAGAACTACCAAGATCCAGATTATTGGAAATATTCCAAGTAAATAGAGTTTAGGGTTGTATCGTATTAAAAACCCGTGAATTATGCCCTATTGAATACCATACGCCTTATGCGAAATTACTAATGAACAATCTAACTTGGTCTGAAGAAGCTTTAAGTACATTAAAAACTTAAAATGGACTGCTGAAATTGAAAGTACTTTTTCAAAACTCACTGAAATTGAGGCGATATTTAAACAATTCCCTCTAGAAAAAGTGCGTTTTCATAAGGCTGAGAAAGAGCTTATGGAGCACCTTAATATGATTGCAGTCCAAGAACAGCGCAATGTTTTACAGCCTTTGGTGTGGAATACTGTGGGAGGGCGGGTTGGTGCAGTTTTTGGAAAAGGAGCATCTGTCTTTTCGATAGGTCCTGACGCAACTTTAGTACTGTCCAGTGATTATGATAGATCTGATGTGCAAAAAGAAGCACCTCGTCTAATGGGACCACATCATCAGCCTACTACGCAAGTACAACACTATAAAGGACGACATCGAAATGTTTTAGATCAGCTTAAAGAGGAGGTATATGAGGATGTAAGTGCATTGACGTATGCTCCTTCATATAAGAGTCGCATGAAGTGGATCGATAGAGCTGCTGCTAAATATCATCGATTAATGCCCGATGAAAATGGACGAGATTTTTTACATAAAGGGTTGGCAATCATCAGCACATGGATATCAGACAATGCAGGTGAACAATAGTTCGCGTTTGATTTTTTTTAAAGCATATAGGCTTGGGGCGTATTTCTGTGGCTTATTTTTGTTGTGTATCTCTTTTTTATGGGCATGCCAACCTTTAGGAAATAAAACCATGCTAACTGAATTACATTTTGGGCTACAGGGTGTAAAAGACTTTCAAAGGAATCAATCGATTTTCGATAATAATTATATGGAACCTGTGGGTATGGGGTTTCAGGATTTAAGTTGGAGGGATTCTGCATTAGGTCAGGTGCGTATTTATACTGCGGAAAGTCATTTAGACATTCCTAATGTCAGTAGTGCGATGGGCACTGCATTTGATCGGAAGACTTATCAAGGTATTCACGGTATTGATGTGATGAGTCGCTTTTATGCAGAAAATGGCATTAGTTTAGAGCAATATTATCAGGCTTATGCCAACGTGGTGAATGAACTGAAGAAAAATAATTGGCGACAATTC